GGTACAGATTCAGGAACCATCCCAACTGTGGGTGGTATTTCGGTATCGGTAATTGCTGAGAGCGGCGCGGTAACTGGTGCTGAACAGACACCGACATTCACAGGCGTAGCGTTCAACATAATCAAATATGGTGCGCTATCTCGTGTGACTGATGAGTTGCTTGCGGATTCTTCTTCGAATATGCCTCAGATTTTATCCGAGCTATTTGATACAGCGTTCGGTCAGAACATTGATGTCCTGATTACGAACGTAGTATTGGCTTCGGCTGCTGCTGATTCGACTGCTGCGTCTGCGACCGCTTTAGTGGCTCAAGACTTGCTCGACATTTATGCAGATGTTCCAGCACAACATCGTGGCGATAATTGTCGATGGGTTATGCCGTCGCTAATTAGCTCGGCGATTGCTGGGATTGGTGTAACTACAGCAGGTGCTCGCGGTATCGCGGATCTTGCTCAGGACCCATATTCCCAATTGATGGGCAAGCCAGTCATTAACATGGACAACACTTCCAACCTAGATACAACTCTAGCCACTGCGAACGAAGTTGCCATTCTTGGAGACTGGAACCAATTTGCACTGGTCCGCCGTGAAGGTAGAACAGTCCGCAGATTGAACGAATTGTACGCTGGCACAGGTCAGGTAGGATTCTTGGCTACGGAAAGAAACGACCAAGAGGTCATTCTTCCAACTGCGTTCAAAATCCTCAAAATGGCCTAAGCGTTTTGAGTAATCGGGATGGATCTAGTTTGTAGAAGCTCTAGATCCATCCCAACATATAGGAGGATTAAATGCCTAAAGTACTGTGTATCGAACCTGTAGCTGTAGAAGGCAGTGACGTGTCATTCGATGTAGGCCAACAATACGACGTAGCTCAAGCCATCATTGATGAGAATGGTTATGCGTTCGAAGTATTAAAAGAAGCCAAGCCAAAAGCTAAAAAAGATGCAAGCACACCCGCTGAAAATAAGTAGGTAATAATGCCGACGATCTACCACACATACGCCAACGTAGCTAACTTGCGGGACTACCTCGCGGGCACTTCGTATTCGTCCAACTGGACTGCGGATACTGTGGTGCTTCGTCGCATATTGCAAACTGCGAGCCGTCGCATGGATCATCGGATTGGTGGCGATGGACTCAACACTTGGGGCCCTTATACAGATACGAGAATATTTGATATCGGGCAAGGTAGTTATCTACGATCTGATCCGAGAATGACGTTACCTATTAATTCATTAACACCGTCGGATACTGTAGTGAATATCATTCCATTCGGATCTTGGTGTAATGCTGTTACCTCAGTGACCTCATATGAACAGACCGCGAGAACATCTAACGAGACTCTAACGGCAGGTGCCACAAATGACTATTTTTTAGTCCCATATAATACCGATCCGAAATTCGAATTAAAACTAAACGAAGATACGGCAAAAGCATTTTACGGAGGCCAGCAGACTCTCGAAATTGTAGGAACTTTCGGTTGGCAAAACACAACTTCGGATGCCACTACATTGAATGGAAATATTACAAGCACCACGGCTACGACAGTCACGGTGACATCAGGCGCGACCTTATCAGAAGGCAACACAATATTAGTCGGCACTGAGCAGATGTATGTTGAATCAATAGCAACCAATGATCTTACAGTTGTCCGTGGAGTTCATGGGACTACAGCCGCGACTCATACCAATGGCGATGCGGTTGTTGCTTATACATACCCCGATGATGTCATGCAAATTTGTTTGGACTTAGCTCGTGTTGAATATCGCAATAGGGATATGGGAGTTCAGCAAACATTTGGCGGAGAGATCCCTGTCTCGTTCCCCACGAATGAAGCCCGAAGTATTTTGAAGATGTTAGATCCATACGTCTCATACGGTCATATGGCAGGGGTCAATTTCTGATGGCTAAAAATACTGGCAACGTTAAAGTCACCTTAAAGGGGCCGCTTAGCACAAAAAAGAAAGCGAACGACGGATTAAAGCGCGGTGTTAAAACAGCTCTGCGTGAAGTCGGTAAAGAAATGCAGGAAGATGTCCGAAGCCAGTTGTACAGAGGTCATGGTTATAAGACTGGGCATCTACGGAAACGAGTGATGTGGCACATTACTGATGAGTGGAAAAAACCAGAATTAATTATGGATACTGGCGCGTTTAAAAAGAACGCGAATGTTGAGTATGCATACTGGATCGAGAACGGCGGTAGACATCCACGTTGGGGATCGCCTACTAGGTTTAAGGGTTATCACATGTTCAGAAACACAATGCAAAAATTCACGAAAAATAAGCGCATTGAAAAAGCATACGATGCTGGATTGAAGAAGGAACTAAATTGAGCAGATCAGGTGTCCTATCTACGATTGATTCACTTCTAAGCGGAGTGTCTTCACCGTCGTTTGTTTCGGTCTATCAAGGCGAACCATTGAGCGTACCTGCTACCCCTTGTGCTGCTTTTTGGATTACAGCTCATAATGAATTATTTACTACATTAGGGGATGCATCTACCTCCACTGAATTCTCTATCCAATGTTATTGGAGGCTGCAAAGCTCACCGAATGTACGAGAGACAATTGAAGGGGAAGTATGGGATGCGATCGTAAATATCAAAACTGCATTACGCGGGGATTCTAATCTTTCGGGTAATTGCACTGACTCAATGCCACAAGATGCAGACGTAGGATTTTCGGAGATTGGCGGTATAGCATACCGAACAGTCACTATTCCTTTCGCTGTAGAAATATATGGAGAGGTGCCAATCGTACCATGACAAAAAGACGAACCGATAACGGGCAATTCATTGACGTGGGTAAATACCGCGCAATGGTTGGAATTAGTGTTGGCAATACAGATTATGAGGCTGGTAAAAATTACGACTTCAAAGATATAAAAGCCGTGACGATTAAACAATTAATCAAAGACGGCTCCATTATGGAAGTAGATGAGAACGGAGACTTAGATGGCGAAAGTTAATGGGCTAGGTGTAAGAATTTATGCAAACGGGTACGACTTGAACACAGATGTAAATGCGCTTTCAGGTATAGGGAGCGATCAAGCATTGCTAGAGGTTACCCCGTTATCTAAGTCGGCTGCGGAGCGGATTATCGGATTGCGCGATTCCACTCTATCGGTGAACGGTTGGTTTGATAATGCGGCAGGAATGTCACATGATGCATTCAAATCCATCGCAGGGGATTCAGAGGTTATCATGACTATGGGAACCAGCAGAGGGGATGCAGCTTGCGGCATGGTCGCCGACCAATCTAGTTACAACATAGATCGGTCACAAGGCTCAGCAATCGCCACGACTGTTGAATTCTCAACGTCCGATGGTGCGGGACTAAACTGGGGAGTCGTTCTCACCGACGGACCTGAACAAACTGACTCCGCCGCAGCGAATAGCGCGGCTGTTGATAATACAAGTTCATCTGCCAACGGCGGAATTGGTTTGATTTCAGTTGAATCCATTGCGTCAGGTACGGCAGTTCTAAAGGTACAACATTCATCCGACGATATTACATACGTGGATTTGATTACGTTCACCTCGGTGACGGCTAGAACGAGCGAAGCAATAAGCGCGACAGGCACGGTGAACAGATACGTCAGAATTCAAAGTTCTGGCACGTTTACGAATCTAGTATTCGTAGCACAATTTTCAAGGTCATAACTGGGAAATTCCCAGATAACAAGTTAGGAGAAAACTAGAATGGCAAAGCAGAGCGGATTGGGTGACTACCTAGCTGTTGACGACAGTTCGGGAACCGTCCGAGATATTAGTAATGATGTAACGAATGCAACGTTTAACAACGGCACAGCATTGCAGGAAGTTACAGGAATAGACAAGAGCGCGGTCGAGCGGTTGCAACTACTCGGTGACGGAACTGTAAGCATTAACGGCGTATTCGACGCAGCGTCAAACCTGAGTCATGACGTATTCAAAGTGCAGACAGGAACCAGAACAGTTACATACGCAGTAGGCGGGAATAGCGGCTCCAATCCTAAACTGGAGATGGAAATGCTTATTTCGGCGTACAATCTAGATCGTGCAGCAGACGGTTCTTTAACTTGGAGTGCTGAATTATCACTTGAGTCTGGAACCGTTCCAACATGGGGCACGGTATAGGAGTGATTAATGGGTTTTTTGATACCGACGGGGGATTTCACTGTTGAACTAGACGGTGAATATACAGGTGCGGAAATCGTTTTGAAAGGCAATGTGCCATTGAAAACATTTCTGGAGTTTAGTCCAAAAGACGAATCACAAATTGGCGAGACGTTCATAGCGTTTGGCGATAGTGTGTTAGTCAGTTGGAATCTTGAGGACGCTGAAGGCGAGATACCATCGACGGGTGAAGGTATGTTACGACTGCCCGCAAATCTGGCAAGTGAGATCATGGTCCAATGGAATGAGGCAACTGTAAACCCTCAGGTATCCTCCACCGAATCGAGCGATTCAAGCACGTCGGTGGAGGATCAGACCGAGATGGCTCTGTAATAAATGAGCCGTCGGAACTGAGAGATGCGCGAATGGTTGATGGATTAGCTCAACGGTACGGAGTGCTTCCGAGCGCGATCCTTAATGAAGATGTGAATATGTTACGCATCATAGCTATTGTTGCGAGTGGAGATCCTCATGGCGACTGAAGCCAACATCAAAGTAAAGACCGATAGCACCCAAGCTCAAAAGGGTCTGGGTGGAGTAGTCGATAAACTTAAAGGAATGAACACTGCGGCTCTTGCCGCTGGTGCTGCGTTCGCCGCTGTTGGAACAGTCGCGTTCAAATTCGCTGCTACTGTTACGCAAGAATTTGCCGATGCGGGTGATGCTATTCACAAAATGTCTGGTCGAACAGGCGTCGGAGCAGAAAATTTACAGAGACTTAGCCATGCGTTTGAATTAAACGGAGCCAATATAAAGATGGCCGAAACTGGATTCAAGACATTGAATAAAGCGTTGTTCAACGCTAATGATGGTGCAGCTAAATCCATAGAGATTTTCGAGCAGCTTGGGTTGTCATGGCGAGAAGTTGCAGCCGCCAGTCCGTTTGAGCAATTCAAGATGGTAATGGAAGCCCTTGCTGGTGTTGAAGATCACACCACTAGAGCTACATTAGCGCAATTAGCTTTAGGTAAAGCAGGGGTAATGATGTTGCCCTCAGTGGTCGATGGGTATGAATCATTAGCAAAAGCCTTAGAACGAGCCGATGAATTATCGATCGTTTTAACCGAAAGTCAAATAAACGCAGCCGCCGCCTTAACCGATGCGAAATTCGAGATGTCGGAGGTCTGGGCTAATTTCCGTGAGGAGATTGGATCGAGGCTTGCACCAATGTTTCAGAAGTCGTTTGAAGGCATGACAGAAAAAATAAGAATGTTCCGAGACTGGGTTCTAAAAGCGATGGATAAAATCGAGGAATTCATGCCAGCGATCAGGCTTATTGGATCTCTGATTAAAGCCTATTTCGCTCCGCAGCTTTTTGCAGCTAAGGAGCTTTTAAAATTGCTCTGGTCAATACTCAAACCGATAATAATCGGATTCAATGCACTGGCTAAATCCTTTGAAAATACATCTTCAAAGGCAGGAGAGAA